AGTCGTCCAACCCAAATCTAGAACCGAGAATAAACCACGAAATGTTCTCTGAATTTTATTGGCCGTCTCATCTGAAATTATTAGGTTTTTTGTAAAGTTCTTAAGAGCGCTAATCATACCTGCCCATTGTTCAGCTGTCTTTGGTGGGAATATGGAATCAAACGCCCTTGATACTGCTTGTAAGGGCTTAAGTATCGCTATAGCTGTATTCTTTAAAGTTTGAAAAATATCTGAAATACCACCGAGCTTCTTGATGTCTTTTAGTAATTCATTCCGACCCTCACCACCGGATGCAAATACTTGCAATAAGATCTCCGTTAAAGATGAGAAGTTCGCCTTAGCCTCATCCAATGTACCAAATATAATTTCATAGGTTTTTAACCATCCAGATGATACGGCATCTTTAGTTGCATTAATGGAGTCGCTAAATGATTTAGATTCTTGCGATGCTCTAAAAGCCGCATTACCAATTGTGTTTATGACATCGGCATACTTTTCAGCATTCTCATCCATGTATTCCATAGCTCGAGCTGCTGTGTAGAAGCCCATTTCATCCTGAACTTCCTTAACCTTTTCGGCATATGAAGAATATTGATCTAGTGTTTTTAATAGAACGTCGTTCGTAAACCATTTATCTTTAAGATTTGAATCAAAGTTTTGAATTGTAACCTGGCCCTTTTTAATAGCACCTTCTGCTTCGGCAACGCCAATTGCAATCTGTTTAAACATCTTAGTATTCATGTTTTGATTCATGATCGAACGCCAATTCAGCGTATCAACATATCCCATACTTATAGCCTGCGATAAGTTGAACATTGCGATTGATGCAGCAGTGGAATTCTTACCGGAATGGGCCGCCCATGTTGCGATACCTTGCATTGCTCGTTCCGATACTTTTAAATCTACGCCAGCCGCTATGAACTTTGCCATGTTACCGGCCATGTCAGAAAAACTATAGCTTGTTTCGTCCGAGAACCACATAAGTTGTTCCATAGACTTCTCAACTTCTTCAAGTCTATAACCGGCAGACACCATGGTTTGAACAGCTTCAATTTTTTCTTGATATTTACTAAGACCCGCTGTTAATTGATCGATACTAAGACTCTTAACAAGGTTGGTTCCAGCGTTAACCGCCATTTCGCCTATACGTCTTAATGCCCCGATACCGATTTGTTCCATCATTGAGAAGGACCGTGAAATCGATCCTATGGAATCCTCTAAACCGTTAAAACTTTTACCGGTTCCAGTATTTTTTAATGCGTTTGAAAATTCCTTTAACGAATTCTTTGATTCTAAAATACCCTTTTCAAACTTGTGGTTTTCAAAAGACATTTCGACGATTCTTTGATCGATTTTATTACTCATAACTTCTGTACCTCCTTCCAACATTCTTGGGCGATCGCCTCAAAGATTGGACGTAATGCTGGGTTGATATAATCGATGCCTTCAACATACACCCCAGACTTTGTACCATGTCCATATTGTATAAGGAGTGCAACAGAATATCCATTTTGAATGTTTGAATTATTAAAGCCAATTCCCCAGTTCTCTATAGTGTATGACCAGCTATTGGCAGTTAGACCACTGTCCTTCGGAGTTGCCGCTCGAAGTGCTTCGACACCTTGTGCTCCATATCTCTCGAACGCGGTTCTAAGCCTACGACTGAGATTTTTGCTGTTATCGAAGAATTGTTCGGCATTCCTAAAAGAACCCTTTTGAGTCATTTTAATCATGCTTCTATTCTCCTCTATTTATTCTAAACAGTTAATCTGCTTTTCGGCGTTCTTTCTGTAGTTTGTCGTATTCTTCATTGGAAACAATTTTCCAGGTCTTTTTTCGTTCCCACCAAATCTCCTCTTCATTATTCCCATGAAGCATTTGATATGCGTTATGCATTTTTGTTTGTACGGAACACTCGTCATCTGTCCACGCGGAAATATCTCTATTATCTTTAAACGATTGGTATAGTGTATTCCTCAACATAGCCAGTAATGCATTGTTTTGGTTTATTTGGAGATTTCCCAAGTTTTTCAACTCGTCTTGAATTCCCTTTACCTGATCCGGTAATTTTTTTAACGAGTTAAACTCATTATCAATCTTGGAAACTCTTTTATTTATACCAAGCTTTTCCAATACCGTTACGATTGTGATTATTCCAGCACAAATACTAACTATCGTCTGCCATAGTTCCATCCGGTCACCTCATCTTTTTCACGAAATCAAGGGATATCCATCCCGCACCACTCTTAAGTCTTCCCCATTTTGAAGCACCTGGACCATCTGCTTCCTCAACAATTGTATAGACTTCATTACGATGAACTACTCCATTAATTGGATGATTCATTCCTGGCCCACGTCTATAATTTAGAGCGTACGTATCGACTATGACAAGATATGGAAATTTTGGGAGAACGATCTCGGGTTTATACAAAATTTTATTAGCCTCGTCCGCGACCATTCCAAGATTTTCATAAATATATTCTCCTGGACATTCTCGTGGTGAGAACCATCTATGAACCGTCATATTTTGTTTGTCGATTTGACCGATTAATGACTTATCGGCTTTCCATAGGAGTTTTGGTATGTTGTTCCTTGAACAGATGTCCACACATAAATTAATTAGACCGTTTAAGGCTTTATCTGTGATTTTGTATGGATAGAAATTATCGGAAGCTATTTCAATTGTAATAGCTCTCTGGTCGTTTGACTCAGACGAGCTACACCACGAACAATTCTTTTCTTCAACATACATCCCAACATTACCATGATCATCTATACCGTAATTAGAACTTGCTCGGCGTTCTATCGGGGCGAATATATTACCTAGTGTTTGGAGGGATGCGTGACCAACCACGCAATGCGGAGTAATCGTGTCAATTTTGTGAGTTCGTAAACCCGAATTATTTGGAGATAATCTAGTGTAGGAGACTAGAGGTGAGTTGCTCATTTCAGGTATATCGTCCATAAGGTAATCTACCTGATATTCGTCTTTTCCTTTGTTATCGGTTAGCCATCTTAATGATGGTAAACATTGTTCACAGGTGTCTTGTTCTTCGACGCCTGGTATGAAATCTTTTGAACATAGAGAACATTTCATACTTGTTACCCCCTTGAGTTATATTTCGCCCGACGGGCTGCATTTTGTTCAGCATAGTAAGCCGCGGTCTCTCTCTTTGTCATCTTTTGTTTCGGACCACGCTCCAAATCACATACACGTAACAATGTGAACAATCGGGATAAATGCCACTTTTGACATTCTATCGGAATATTGTTCGCGAACATTCGGGAATATATAACCTCTGCCGTTATTACTTTTTTTTCAGTTTTTAAATTCTTCTTGGAAAATGTCGTGGCTGTCATTGGATTGTCGATATATGATTTAATTTCCAATATGTTTTCGACCGATAGTGCTTTTAGGATGTCTTCATTTGGTACGTTGCCTATTATCATGCAGCGAATATAGTCTAACTCTTGTTCTGCTGTTTTTTCAACATCGCTAAGATATGGTATATGCCATTTCGACTCCCATTTCGCTAACGATATTAAAGAATGCTCGAGAGTTAGCGTACAAGGGGAAGTAGTAATAAATCTGTTTTCTTCTTGATTGTAGAATTCCTTTGCTTCGATAGTAATCTCAAGCATTCTTAGACCTCCTATTGTTCAGGTATTTGATTTAATGTTGTTATATTGTTTATAGGTGCGGAACCATTTTGTTTAGCTTGTTCGTTATACTTCTTCAATGCTTCTCCTCTTATCTCCTTGGGGATTAGACCTAAGAAGAATTCTTTGGCTGCATTTTCGTCGTAAGCCAGCTCATAAAATAAGGCACTAAACGCCTCGGTTTTACTAAACCTTATAGCTTTATCGTCATCCTTCTCAAATGCGCCGGTTTCTGGATTTCTTTCACCATATGCCCTTAGGATAATTTTCTTAAGTAAATCGATTGTTTTCTTAGCGTTATTCGTTTCAACCGCATGCTTAAGGTTTTCAATCAAACCGCCTTTTGTATATGTTTCTAATTCCAACCATTCGAATTTGTTCAGATGAAAATATAATGTATCTGTTCTGACATTGTCATCATAATCATTATATTGTACTACTTTTT